TTATCAATGTACGTTGTAAATACATCTGCTTTATCTGACGGTACATTAAAAACTAATGCGGTGTTATCCACCACTGTAAACTTAATATCACTCAATTTAATCTCACTATAAATTTAAACAGAACCCCTTGCGGGGGTTAGTCGGTCACATCCGTGTCGGGGAGTGAATCTAGAAAGGTTGACACTATGTGACTGATGCGGTTTATGGGGGAAAAGACCGTGCTAAAAACCCCGCCCACTCACACCTTATGGCTTGTGTCTTACTTACGTTCTTTCTTACTCGTCTCTGATGCCATAGCACCTGATGAAGTACGTTTGAACGAACGATTCTTGGACGGCGATTCTAATCGAATACCGTCAGCATTGCTACCACCTTTTGAAAGCGCTTTGACGTGGGCTACATCTTTACCCTTACGACTAACGCCATCTGAATCTAACTTACGTCTTGCACGTTGACGCTCCATGCGATCAGGATGTTCTCCTCTCGCCTTCTCTTGCTCGTATTCCTTCTTATAAGGTCTCGGTTTGTTTACGTATGGCATTTAATGCTCCATGTGTGTATGAGTTATGTGCTTTTGATCTGCGTAGCGCACGCTTAAACAATTGACTTGATAACTTATGTTTACTTGCTTGCAACGCCTCTGCTAGGTGTTTCGTATAACGAGCTGACAAATCGTTGTAATTGTTTGTACTCGCAGTCAGGGTCATCGTATACTCTTCCGGTGTGTAAGTACTCATTAGATATTGCTCCCTTTCGTATGGTTTTCTGGAGGTGCTTGATAGCCTCGCTCAATGATTCTTTGCTCAAACTCTGTTGCTCCGTGGATTTGTCTGTTTCTATCATGTATGTTACCGCCGTATGTTTTGTACTCAATACCAAATAATTCGTTAAGTCCGGGTAGTAGTTCTTTTAATAGTTCACTACGCGATATTGGCATCATCTATCCCTGTAATGTTCACACGTTGATACAGGACACCAACCGCACAGTGGCGTAGGATTCTTCTGCCACATATCTGTCTCGTAAGACATCTTCAGCCGTTCAATGTCACCCTTAAAACTATCCCACAACTTATCTTGCTGGTCTCTCGTATATTCTTCAGCTATGAAATTATTATGCAATACAAACATAAGCCCAGCCTTGACGTTGTTCACCTCTGGAAAGTGTGCAAACGTCATGAGCGCCATTAGCCTCAATTGTTTTACGTCTGGATACTTATCACTACCTGTCTTGTAATCAACGATGAACGCTGTGTCACCGGATACAATCATCAAGTCAACAATACCTCTTACCCAATATTCTTTGTCGGTAAACGAACACGCTTTACCATCTTCCGTAATCGCCATCTTATGTTCAGGATACCTCTCGCCATCAATCTCAAGCAGAGGGTCAACCAAAGCAGCGAACCTCTTGTAATTGTGGGGTAACTCTTTACCATCCTTTGCATAGTTCTCCAACGCGCTATGGACATCAAGCCCGTATAACATCTGATGGGTCGGTTTGGTTTCATACTTTTTTAACACCTTCACTTCGTAATATTGATTAGGACAATTTATATACTGTTTTAGACTTGAGAACGACCACTTGATTGGTTGCATAGTTTCCTCTATTTGTTAACACTCTCCATAACTATGCCCGTATTTTGCCTCACACGCAACAGGTAAAGTAGTCGCCCACGACGGTGGCGTAGACATCTTCTCAATAATGAAACTCATTGCTTCGTCTTTGACTGCTTCTGGTACAACGATCACCGCTGCGTCATGTACTGTCAGGACAACTCTATAGCGTTCATTGATTGCCAACATCTGTTCGCCTACAACTATTCTAGCTAACGCTTGGACTACATTCTCAACTACTGCGCCGCCCCAAATACTTATCTCGCCCTTCCTAGATTTATATTTGTACTGAGACTTTTCACCTTCTGTATCGAACCGTAGCTTTGGGTAGCGAATCAACAAACCATTCGGCAGGTATATACCTTCGCCTGTCACCTGTAATACTTTATGCTCACCTAGATAATATGGGTCGCTCTTCTCATCCCAATTGCATATCTCTTCCAACGCTTTGTCGGATTCTTTCCATAGATTAATAATATCGCTATTAACTTCTCGATAAAGATTTACTATAGCCTGACATTCTTCATCATCTATCACGGCTCCGGGGGGTTGTGTCTTTAGCGTGTGCTGTAACTTTCTCCAACCAGTGCCATAACCCAATCCCAACACACAAGTCTTGCCAACGAATCGTTCAACCGGATTAGCTTTCGTTATCGTGCGGTTATAGACTTTGGAAGCAAAGATCGAATATACATCCTGATTTGCCGCGAATTGTTGAACAACATCGTCTTGTCCTGCCAACCAAGCCAACACCCGTGCCTCAATTTGGGACGAATCGCAGTTAATGACCACATAGCCATCTGGGGGTAGAACGGCGTTCTTGAGGGCTTTTTTCTTTTTATCTCTGCTAGGTAAGTTCTGGAAGTTAACCTTGTCACTACCACTCCATCGTCCAGTATGTGCGCCGTAATATTTAAGTGGGATGGGGAGTAGACCTTTGTTTCGCTTTCCAATGTCGATGAATCTACTAATTCGAGATTCTTCCAAAGTTGATTTAGTACCAAGTCTGACAGCGCATAACTGTTGGATGAATGTATCTTCGTGTTCCGACAATGAAATAAAACCTTCGTCGTTCTTTGCCAAAGCAAATGTTTCTTTTCCTGTTGTCGGGCTGACTTTTGTTGGCGGTGTAATCCCATGCTCCGTAAGAAGTCCTGCAAACTGTTTATTACTCGCCAACTTCTTCCTAACAGCTTCTTCATCATCGCATTTGAGCCTTTCTTTTAATGTTGATAGAAGATCATGCTTCTCTTGTTTGAGTTCTTCTAATCGTTCAACTAGCAACGCATCATCGACCTTAAACGCCGGGAATATGAACATCCTTAGCGTCATATCAATAAGTTTTATCTCATCGGCAGGGAAGGCGGGAGCCATCAAATGAAACAACTTGTATGTCAACTCAACGTCGTTCTTGCAATACTCACCGTACTGTTTAAGGTCAGCTGCCGCAAAGTCCTCTAGCTTCTTGCCTTTAGCCTCTTCAACTTCTGTACCTTTCTTACCTATCTCATATCTTTCAGCCAACGCTGCAAGACTTCCACCCGCATCAACGCCGTGGAGCGCGCGAGCCATGCTTAGTGTGTCCAGTAAGAAGGCGGGCTTGATACCGAACCGCCACGCTAATATCGCACCATCAAAGAGAGTGTTATGACATAGCAACGCTGCATCTGACCAGTCAGTTAGCTCCGTCAACTGTTTCTTTATTTCCTCATGCGTACCTGTAACCCAGCGTGCCGGTTCATCATCTACTTTAATGCCAACGCCAATCTCTTGGAAACGCTTGTCACGAATGTACTCTTCAGTCGTCATAGTACGAAAGCCAAAGTCCTGTGCGTAATACGTCTCGTAATCCAATGTAATTAAACTCATTTACCGCACGCCCTTTTCTTAGCTTCTTTTAAGTTTGACTGAAACAACCATTGCATACATACTTGATCTACTTGCTTATCACTAAGTGAATCTGCTCCTGCTGCGTATCCTCGTTCGTACTCGGCTTTCATACTATCTTTCACGCCAGATACAACGCCTATAACTATCAGACTTACGCCAAAGAGAAGCCATACTTTATCCATTGTTCTTCTCCTATCGCTGTCTTGATGTTATACGTCTGCGTAAAACTTGTGATTTAACTTCTGTAATTCTTCCAGATAAACTTTCTTTAAGAACAGAATTTTTTATCTCACCTATTCGTAGCTCTCTTCTTATATTCTGTATATCGTTGCTTCTTATTCGTTCTGTGTTTTTCGCTCGTAGCCCGCTCTTACCTAGCCAATCCAATACCTTAATATCATTGGCGGGTTCACCGTCAAATAGTTTGTCGCTTAATGGTTTTAATTCCGCACCAACAAAACGAACTACTCTTTGTGGCATGAAAGGGCTTGTACGTATTAAATCTTTATCAGTAATACAAATATTGTATGGCTTTAACCAATACCTTATTTCATTCAACGTGACATCTTTTCTCCACGCACGAATCAACAATGCGTCATAAATTCTTTGCTTTTCTTCTTTAGTCATAGTCATCTTCAATAAAGTAATTAGGCACACGATCTTCATTGCTTCTGCGGGTTTCAACCTTACGCATTTTCAACGTAGTCACGTCTGGTTGTTTGTATAGACCACGCGAGTCAGGTAGGGGAACTGGCTTCTTTTCGGGTGGTGATACTTCCTTCTCCATTGTATAAATTAACTTATTACACACGCTACACTTACGCCGACGCTTTACGCCATCATTTGTTATCTCTGTCTGAACTACGGGGGTCTTACTTCTACAGCAATACATAATCAAGTACCTAGCATAGAGAAAAAAATAGCGATTCAGGATAGCCTGAACCGCTATATAAAAGATTAAATGTGTGAGGAGAGAATCTCACGCTCGATGTACCACTTGGCTTTCTGTAAGTCCTCAGTACGGTCGCCTTTCAATCCGGCTCGTGTAAT